TATAGTTGTTATTAGTGGTTTAATAGCGTATACGTCCAACGTAACGTCATGTTGCCTTATAAGCATACTTTACTACCTCCTCAAATTAAAGTAGCTTATACAGCCCCTGAGAGCCATATAAGCGTATATTACTACTATTTAGATTGGATTGCATTTATAGATTGTTTAATATCACTTACATCACAGCTTATCTTCTCATAAGAGATTGCGAACTTTTCTATAACATGTTGATTCTCTGTTATAACCTGTTGATACTTTACTTCTCTATCTTTAGATTCTTTATTCGATTGTAAGAACAGGTATAGGAACAATGCAAAGAATATTCCATTACCACCGTACTGACTGATTAACTGTGCTAAATCCATTATTCATCTCTCCTTATATTATAGTGCAGGTTTTGGTACGTTGCTACCATTTATTATGGGTTAGCCTGCTGAGTATGTACCATTTATAATATTTTGTTTTATCACTGCTCCACCTGTATTAGTTATACCTGAGGAAGCAGTGTTTCCAATGATAAGAACATGTCCACCTGTTACATAGTTAAGGACTTTTATGTTATCAAAGTTGTTACCTTGTACCTGAGTAGTATCCTGTGTTTCGTCTGGATTTCCTCCAATCCATAGTGAAGCCGAACCTGTGGAATTTAATGCACACCCTACAGCAGTATTGCTTACTACGCACATTCTAGTTCCACCACTTAATGCTATACCATTATATCCACATGTACCTATCATATTACTAGTTATGGAACATCTATAGCAAGTCACAGCTATTCCCGAATAATGGGCATTAAATATTGTATTCCCTGTTATTGTAACTAACTGAGTTAATATACTAAAATTACCTGCTGTAGTATTTATACCTACAAAGCAACCCGCAGGGGCATTACCTGCACCACTTACATAGTTTCCATAGTAAGTATTGTTATTGATATTAACGTATTGACACCCTGTTTGGTTTACAGTACCTGAGTCCCCATCTTTATCGTCATTTATATAAACACCATAGTCACACTTCTTAAATTGGTTGTGAGAAATGATAAAGTGTTTAACATCATTCATATCAATAGCACGTTCTAAATTCTCAAATTGGTTATTTGTAATAGTTATATGTGTATGTTGTACTGAACTAGAGAAAGTGTGATTTCCTATACCTGTAAACTGTCTATAAGTTGGATTGGTGCTACCTACAAAATGATTATCATGTATCCTAATATTAGTACAAGGTGTGTTATCATAAGGAGTAAACCAAGGGAAAACATTGGCATCTTTAGAATAGTCTAACTGCACCATTTCCGAAGGACTGGCTGTACCTGTACCCTCACCATACTCCTTAAATACACAACCTGTTATAGAACCATTACTTACAGCGTTAAATTCTACTTGGTGCCAAGAATAAATATTCTTAAATGTACAATTCATTATCTTAATGTTATCACAATGTCCAAAACCAACTAGAGTACAATTGGTAGTACCATAAGTACCTGCATTACCATCAAAGATTAAGTTATCTAAAATTATATTAGAGTTAGCTGCATATACACCAGTGACCGTATCTGACTTATTTATAAGTAAGTTATCTATTGCTGCGTTTCTCTTTAAGGTAACAGACCCTAATCCTTGTAGTTTACAGTAGCTAGGAACTTTAATAGACGCTGATAGCATGTAAGTACCCTTAGGGAATAATAGTGTGCCACCTGTCGCTCCTAGAGCATCTAAGGCACTCTGTATAGCAGTAGAATCATTAGTACTACCATTACCTACAGCACCATAATCTTTTACATTAATCATCTGGTCTCCTTTAAGTACAAAGGAACTAGCGTGGTATGTATCTAGTGTATCAGCATTTATAGAGCCACCTGTTGAAGCTAAATCACTAGGAGATTGTTTCCAATCAGTAGGAAGTATTCCTTTTTCTATTTGAGGTTCAGATACATATAAAGTACCATTTCTAAACATGCTCCAAAAGGCAGATATTCTTGCTACAGTAGATTGTGCTAATGTAATAGGTACATAGAACCGCTCCCATACATTACTCTGAGAAGGTTTTATATTGACCTGATTAGACTCTAAAGTACCATAGCTTACATCTCTACCTCTAATTGTAAGTGTAGGTGCGGTGCTATCTATAAGGGTTATATCTGGACTCATAACCCATACAGAAGCCACCCATGACTCTCCTTTAATGGCTACAGTAGGGTTATTAGAAGCATTGTGACCTGTATTAACCGAGGAAGTATTATCGCTGCCTAATCCAGTTCTAGCTATCTTAAAAGGGTAAGCATTTGAGTTTCTATATACCGCAGTATCTCTTGCCCAACCTGTATCTAATACAAAGTTAGTTGTATCTGTCTTAATAGAACTGTTGCTAAGGGAATTAGTTGGGTCAATCTTTCTTTCTACTAAATCAAGGTTATTTAGTTTCCAATCTGAGGCTTTATTATTCTTTTCCAGTAAAAGTTTAGTGGCATATACAGTACCATTTCTATATAATGTTACTATAGGTTTTACGTACGCACAACTAGCGTTTGTAGTAACATAAGTTACAGTGAACTTCTGCCAAGTATTGTTAGCAGTAAACGCTATAGCTAAAGGAGTGGAGTTTGCTAAATAAGTAGAACTTGAATTGTATTCACTTATGTATATAGCTAATCCTCCACCATCTATTGCACTGGAGTTAGGAGTTCTAAGCCATACAGAGAATGTATAAGTTTCATTCTGTTTAGCTGCCACCATACTTGTTTCTGGTGTTAGATGAGAAGCAGAATCACTACCCAAACCAGTCCTTGCAATTGTCATAGAATCTGCACTTTTATCTATCACAGTAGTAGTTTCTTTTGTCCATCCACTTCCTAATAACCAATAAACATTACCTGCTTTAAAATCAGAGTTCTTTAGTAAGTTATTTCCTGATACAGTTAATGCATTAAACATTGTTTTAATGGTTTGAATCTCCGTAAGTATATCCCATTGTACTACTGTTTGAGCAGCACCATTTCTATCCATAGTAGCCTCTACTGTCATAGTGATTCTAGGTGATGTACTAATTTCACCACTTGCAGATACTACATTTAATTCCATATACATTGTACCACTTTGACTTAGTATATTATTATCTATAATTATATGAGCATTTCCACCTACTATTGTAGCATTCTTCTCTAATAAAGTAGTACCATCAGGTAGCAAGAAGAAGGCTGTTACAGTTTCGTTAGTTAATACCCATTCTGTATCATTTTGTAATATCTGGATTTCAAGAATATTGTTATTATCATATTGCTTGAAGAATACAGGATTTCCTAATCTAACGTTAAGAAAATTAATCTCTATAGCGTTAATACTATCATAATGTCGCATTTAATCACTCCTCTATTTTAATATATAATTATCCATCTTAAATTTACACTCGGTATATCAACATCATTAGATACTAACTTCATTACAGAAACGGTGTTGTTATTTATATCTTTAACACTTACTAACTGGAATACGTCTGCCCTTATAGAGTAGTTTAGTGTTGCAGTAGCCATAGGTACACCATCTACCTCATCATTAGCATTAACTGCTGAAACATATACATGCTTTCTTTGGAATACTGTGTATTGATTAGCAGTAGTATTTTCTGCAAATTCTATTGAAGCAACTATATTAGATGTGGTATAATCTTTACCATAAAATTCAGCCCCTAGTGAAACTTTAACCTCTTGATAAACTGCTTTTGCAGTAACTGTTTTTATATCTGTTTTAATCAAACTATGATAAGCGAAGGAAGTTTTATTTCCTTCTATGGCAACAGGCTGAAAGTAAAATCCATCTTCACCTGCATATGTTACACCCCCATCACTATGCACCCATCTACTATATCTATCGGTATGTTCTGCACCTGTGCTAGGTTGCCCATCTCTATCTGTATTATTTCCTATATAGAACCTATCCCCACTAAATTCATAAGTCATACCTTTTAATTTACCATCTATAGAAAGCTTCCAAGTTTCTGCGTTCTGTGTAACTTGTGTATATATTTCATTGTTTAAATCCTCGCCCCTTGAAACTTTAAGACTAATCTCATCCTTTACTACAGCTATCTCCGCTGTATTCTGACCTACTTGGGTTTTAATGCTACCCACAGTAGCAGTGCTTGTGCCACTAGAACTTCGCCCTACTGCTTCTATATTAGCTTTATACCCCCCTAAGTATTCTAGGGATTGATGGGTAATGTATGAAGAATATGTATTAGTTCCATCATTTATGGTTATCTTATCCCCAACCTCTACAGCAGGATTACCATTCCATTTACATTTAAATGACCAATAATTCATACCTAATAGTTCAGTAGATATTCCTGTAATTGCTTCCGAAGGAGTGTTAATTAATGGGTTATCTGTTACAGTAATAGAGTTAATCCCTGTTCCTTCTGTAGCTGTGACGTCTCCTTTGGTAACCTTAACTATATCAATTGTACCTTGTTGCAACTCAGCATTAGCTAAATCAAAGTAGTTACTTTTATCTACAGTAGCCACTGAATTATCTCCTAAGGTTCTAAGTTCTACTTGACCATATCTATTTACTACTGCATTAGCTGCTGCAACCTCTGCAACATATCCTAACATCATTCTATTGGTTAATCCTGTAGCACTAATCTTACTAGGTACAACTAAATTACTGTTTATAAATGATTCTGAGGAATATACAACCCCTGAATTATTGCAAATTTCTTTGTATATATTTAACACAGTATTAGGATAGGTTAAAGCTGAGGTATACGCTTTCTCGAACTTAACCATCCTATCAAAACCTTTTAGTGTAATAGTTTTAGCATTATCATTCTTTAAAACTGTTTCTATCATAAATATACCCATAGGCACATATTCTACATTTCTAGTAGATTCTGCATTAGGTGTATTTAATAATAAACCTGTATATAAAATTAACTCTTGATTTTCAAAGTTATAATTAGTAAAATCAGTACCAGTATACTCATTACTATGATTTAGCCCTGCTATAGCTGTGCTGAGTATTATCTCTATATGTGTACTTGCTGTACCTCCTATATCAAATATATCAGTACCTAGCAGGCTATCTGTTATCTTATAACTTAATATATCGTCATCTATAAGTGTAAGACTTCCTACGATTGCTTTACACCTTATATCCCTGTTAGGTCTAGTAACAGCTTTGGTATAATACTCCGTTACAGGTATCATAATTTCCCCTCCTTACTTTAACGTTCTATAAAATTCATTTTTAAATCTTTCCATGTAGCTACCCCATTCTTATAAATAACTATAGGAGTAGTTCTATCTCCTACATAAAATGTTTTAGTTTCAGATTTACCTGTTTGTGGGTCAGGATATGTAACTAAGAAAAATACTTTATCTACAGCAGATAATATAGTAGACATTTGCCCACTTGTTAAAGCGTTCCAACTTACTTCTAACTTTCGTTTAGTTGCAATTCTATCTATCATCATTGTACCCTGTGCATTCCTTTCAGCGGTACTAATGTCCATAATACCTACTGAGAAGGAAGCAGGTACAGTAACACTTTTGTTATCAATATATAACATTTAACTTCCTCCTTAGAATACTAAGTTTGTATTTCCATTTAATCTATTGTAACTATTCTGTGCTTTTGTCACAGCTTTACCTAATTCTAATTCATTTAACTTCAATACTACAGTTATATCCCCGCTATTACCTTGTCCACCGCCTGTATTGCTTCTAACAGCGTTTCCTACTGCATTAGCAAGCGTTGTAACGAACGAAGTGTTCTCTAAAGGTACTACAGCCTCTTTACCTGCTTCACCTATTAGGGAAAGCGTAGGACTATCTACAATACCTCCTCTTGCTAAAGGTTGTATTGGGGGTACTCTAAAGTCAATGCCTCCTCCTCCTAAAGCATCTGGAAGTCTAGGTATTTTATCTAATAAAGCATTTATTTTATTTATACCACTATTAATAAATCCTATTACATTGTTTATTACGCCTTTAAAAACATCTGCAACCCTAGTAGCTATATTTCCAAATCCCTCAGCCATACCATTCTTAAATGCGTGCCATTTATCTCCTAGCCACTGTATTCTGCTAGTCACCCAGTTATAGATATTTTCCATAGCACCTCTAATAGAATTACCCACATTGTTCCATACATCCGTTACAGTATTTTTAAAGTTGTTCCAGTTATTTTTTATGTTGTCTATTCTAGTGTTTACCCAATTAACAATATCCTCCATCTTTTGAGCAGCACTTTGTTTTATCCCATCCCATATAGCAGCTACTTTATCTTTTAAACCTTGCCAAAACTGCTTTACGTTTTCTATCTTTTCATTTATATAAGCCCTAACTTTGTCCATTTTTTGCTGTATATCAAACATCATAGCAGCCCAATGTGCTTTAAGCCATATTTTAAACAAAGCCCAGTATTTATCTATATGTAAAATTACATCTATCGTAGTAAGGAATGTTTTCTTTATATTTTCCCAAATATTTATTACAGCCTTTCTAAAGTCCTCATTAGTATTCCATAGATATACTATAGCTGCGATTATCAAACCTACTACAATTGCTATAGCTAATGCAGGTAAGCTAATTCCCGCCATAGCCATCTGTAAACCTATCATAGCCTTTTTCATTTTAGCAAAGAACGCAGGTGCTTCCATTATTATATAATAAGTTAATACCCCCGCAGCTAATCCTGCAAATACAGCTAATACTTGTGCTTTATGTTCTTCCCACCATTTTAATATTTTAGTGGTTGTATCTTTAACTTTAGTGGCAATATCTTCAATAAACTGTTTAGCCTTATCAGCAGTTTCACCCATCTTCTTCTTGAAGTCTTCTAAACCTGCGTCAGCTGCACCAAAGTCAGGCATAGGAATTGTGTTACCTACACCACCTGCACCAATACCTCCGATACTACCGCCACCACCAGAACCTCCACTACCTCCGGAACCACCCGTAGAACCTGTGTCTTGTTTAAGTTGATGTATTTCATCAAATCCTTGTAAGTTGTCCTGTGCTTTCTTAGCAGCTTTACCTACTTTATCATAAGAATCAGCTGCCTTGTTATTAGCCTTAGTTAGCTTTTCAGCACCTCCTACAGCACCTGGAGTACCCACACCAACCCCACCAGTACCTCCTACAGACCCTATATTACCTGCTGCATTATTGTACTTAGTTGCAGGACTATCTATAGGGGCAGCTTTCTTACTACCTAATCCAAATGCAGCCATTATACCTTTTATGAATCCTGCTACATAATTTGCTGCTGTTGCTAGCCAAGCTATTAATCTTGATAATATAGGTATTACAATAGACATTACAGGCATAAATGCATACCCAAATTGTACTTGTAGTAATTTCAACTCATTTTGTAGTTTTCTCATTTGATTGGCAGGACTATCCATTGTCCTAGCTAAATCCCCTTGACCTAAAGATACTGCTCTCATAATCAAGTTATACCTTGCCATTACCTTATCCGCTTGTGAGAAGTCATCCCCTACCTTCCTAGCACCCATAGCAAGTAACTCTTGTTTAACTGCTGCCTCGTTTATATTAATACCTAATCTTTGTAAGCCTTCTATTTCACCAGTTAAACCCGCTCTTAGTTTATCAAAAGCATCGCTTTCTTTCATGTTATATATAGAAGCCATATCATTAGCTAACAATCCCATATCTTGAGACAACGCTCTTGCTGCATCTTTTGTAATACCCATAGAACCTGCCATCATGTTCATTAATCCTACATTGTTTCTAAGTTGGATAGCGTTAATACCTAATTTATCTTGCAGTTCTTCTGACCATGCTGTAATACTATCTATAGCTGCTTGGTCATTTTGGAAAGATACTTTGAATAAGTTCTCAGATTCCACAGCATCGCTTGCTGCCTGTAAAGCACTCATTATACCCTTACCTATTTGTATACCTGCAAATATAGTTCCTATCTCTAAAGCAAGTCCTCTAAAAGCATTCTTAATTCCATTAGTATCTACCTTTACATTTTTACCTATGTTATTTAATTGTTTATTTACCTGATTAACTTCTAGTCCGGTAATTTGGGTAATTTGCTTCATCTGTTCTCTTAGCCTTGCATTAAAATTAGCTAACTCTTTTCTAGCATCACTATAGTCTACAGTAATCTTAATTCGTAAGCTTTCTAAATCTATTGTACTCACCACCTTTACATAAAAATAAAGGGGAACAGTGCAGTGTTATTTACTGTCACCATTCCCCTGTTGTACTTCCCATCTTGTGTTATGCTCCATTGCGTATAACATTAGATTCGCTTTCATTTGTTCATATGTTTGCACTTCCCTTTCTTCCTTTGGAGGGAATACATTTGGGAACGCTTCATCTATAGAAGGCATATCCGAAGGTGCATTAAAAGAATAGCCTGATAGGTAAGCATGTCTATATATTAATCCTGCTTGTAATTGTAGTTGCTGCTTCTGACGTTCTTGGCTACATTCTATACACTCTATTATCTCAGCGTAGGTCATCTCATAAAACTCAAATACAGTACCACAATCACACAATAGAAACATCTTTCTAAGTTGTGTAAATAATTCTTTATATGTTTTAGGTGCGTCAGTAGCTACTTCTTGCTTTTCTTTATTGCTTTCTCTACTGCCGCCTTCTTGAAAAAACCACTATGACTGAATACTTCCATTAGTATTTCAACAAGCCCCATCAAATCTCCACCGTCTTCTGCAAATTGGTCAAATATATCATAAGTATCTGATAAAGATATTCCATGATTTAAAGCTTGTAAACTTGCATGAAGTATTTGTATCATAGGTTCTAATCTAGGTATTTCCCCTTCTACAACCATAATAGCTGCCATAGGATTCATTCCTAATTGCCTCTCCAACTCTACGCTATATTTACTTGTTAATCTTAATTGGTATTCAATATTTCCAACTCTAAATGGTACACTATTCATATTATTTCCCCCTCTATATTATCTCTATTTATTATACTGGATTCGTTACTGTTATAGCTGTTGTTAAAGCCATTGATGCACTAAACTCATGTGCTTTATTTACTTGTGCTTCCCCTACTTCTACTGATACATAAGCAGAGAAGGCAAATTTTGTACCGTCAATAAACTCTACAGTAAATGCTACAGCTGCACCTGCATCCTCTAAACCTTTCAATACTCTGTAGTTAGCAGTAGCTGAACTATTATCAAATATAAACTTAAACTCTAAATCACCTAAATCTCTAATACCGAATATAGTCTTTTTTACTGTATCTGTTAAAGTAGTAACTTCTATCTTTTCTCTTTTACCTCCTAAGGCAGGAATAGATGTTAAACCTGTTATCTCAGTAGGCACCGCTTGTTTATCATACTTTAACTTTGCCCCTATAGTAGCAATTGCCATAATTTATACCTCCTATTATACTTAGTATTTAAGTACCTTATAATATCTGTTCTGTTGCATTTTGTATTGTACATGTGTATCTCATTATCTTTCTATAGTTCTGGTTTTCAAAATCAAATCCATCACTTGCAAAACCTCTTACAAACCCTTTACCTCTCATTAACGTATCCACTGCTATTGCAATATCAGAAGCTTGTGAACTTGATTCAGCGTATACGTCAATTTGATATTGTAATTGACTATATCTCTCTTCTGTATCAAAAGCTAAGTTAGTTTGCATATTTACTGTTTCAGTGTATGTAATTAAAGGTAATGTAGTAAAATTATTGGGTCTATAGTAGGTTACTTCACAATTTGGTACCTGTTTTAACAATGCATATATTTGTGGTTTTATATTAATCACTATGATTACCCCCTAGTATAGTCCAGTTTTTAGACTCCTATTTATCTCTTTCCTAAATATCTTCAATGAGTTATCTTTGTTTAGAAAGTAAGCAGGAGTTACAAATGGTCTAGCAGGAAATCCAGTTAGGTTCATGGTATATACAGGATTAATATCTGAGGCAATACCTGACACTGTCGCTGAGCCTTGGCTACCCCAACCTAACTCATTATATACAGCGTGTTCAACGTCTACGATTACTTGCCCAGTTAAATCCTCTGAACTACCCTCTAACTCTGTTCTGATAGAGTCTACCAATTCCCCTGTATCATATACACCCTTCATAATAGCTATGTCAGCAGTATCATTAGCCATAAGGTCAAGTGTACTGTCCAATGCAGCATAACTACCCTCATATACTCTTACAGGTAGTTTCTGTAATTGGGATAATAGTTTTTCTAACCCCTCTACTTCGATACCATTTGGCATAGTATTACCTCCTTAAACTTTCTAGGTGTACCACTTTGTATTTATCATATTTCTGAATACCTCTTACAAGATAGTCAGGTTTTCCTTCATTGTAACTAGTATAAACAAACAGTTTATCTAATTCCTGCACATCAGTATCTTGCTTACAGTAAGCGTACATGCTAGCACTTGTGTTAACCCCATCAATATTGTTGTGTAACTTTGTGATGTTAGGTTGTATGTTTAGCATTATGTAATCACCATAATCATAGCTTGATACTTGACAGCCTTCACTATCATATGTTATAGTAGGTCTAACACAGTAGATTGGCTTTTGGAACCCTCTACCTATACCTACTTTTAATACTGTAGCCATTACATTACCACCTAAATCTCTAGGATAATCTATTGATAGTATTTTGCGTAAAGAAAGATTACCAAACATATCTACTATTTGAACATAATCAGATACTCTAAGAGATTGTTTACCATTAAGGGTGATAACACAGTCACTAGCATTATCTACACCGTACCCATCAGTAATATTTTCTATATCTGAGGTGTACCATATATGGCATTTCTTTGATTCAGTTTCAGCAGTAACTAGAGTTCCATAATCGTCTACATCACCTGTGGTATTAAACACAGTGAGTATATCGTTAAAAGGGATAAAGTTAAGCATGTATTATGCCTCCCCTCTAAATATGGTATCAGGTGTACCTACAGGTCTTTCAGAAGCATAACCTGCAACCTTTCTAGTTTTAAGTCCTAAGTTTGCCAAAACAAAAGGTGCTATTGAATTATCTTTATCTCTAATGTTGACCATAACACCGCTCATCTGGATATAGGATATTCCCATCTCTGCCCTAAGTATTGTATCGTCTATTCTCATAAGCCACACCGCTTGATGAGCAACATACGGTACAGTTAAATCAGCTTCGGTGGGAAAGTATTTAGCTAAGTGTGCCAGTAATGTTGATTTTGCATTATTCATTGCTTTTACTTTTCTTATTTCCTCACTGTTATCCCATATATCGCTATGAAGAATATTTTCTAAAATGTACTGCTCTACTTCTGCTAAGGTTATAGCCATGCTATTTCACCTTCTTTTTTGTTTTCATACATTTCTCAATACGTTCTTCTGCTTTAACTTGTATTACTTCATAGGATAAATGAAACATATCTGCAAAACGAATCCCATCTACGTTAAAATCAAACTCTGTTACCCCGTCAGTAAAGAGTTGCCCCGCTAACCACGCAGTGGTTTTAACGTGAGGGTAGCCTCTATAAAAAACTCTAACCACATAAATTCCCCCTTTACATAAGAAAAGAGAGAACCTATTTGGCTCTCCCTTAGTATATTAAACTTCTTTGTATCTCCAACCAAAACCACAAGATGTTTTATATTGACCTTTGCAAACCATACATATGCTTGCACTTCTACAACCTGTAGCATTTCTTGCCTCAATAATAGAATCATACTCAGCTATTACATCCCCAGTAAGCGGGTCAAACTGAACAATTGCTCTTTCTAGGTGTTTGTTATTTTTTAAACCGATTGACCTAGCGTGTTGTTCTTGTTCAGACCTAGTAGCCCATTCAAGGTTGCTGACATGGTTATTTAGTTTATTACCGTCTTTATGATTTACAGTTGGTTTATCTTCTGGGTTAGGTATAAAAGCTTGAGCCACTAATTGGTGAACTGTTGTATCTTTACGGATACCCTCTACCCAAATAGTAACTACTTCATATCCACCCCTATTTAACCTAGTCTTTAACCTTTGTTTAATACCTTTGTGCATAAAATCATTACTATATACTTCACCGCAATCCGTTACAGAATACTGACCGCATATAACTTTTTCCATGTAATCACCCCCTTATACTAATAGTTTATCAGACAAAGAGGTGATTTGTATACAAGTAAATGTTGGAGTATTTTACTTTAAAATACCATATACACGTGCGATAGAAAGTGGGTTAAATACTGCTGCACTACAAAACCACTCAAATCTTACACGATAAACTGGCTTAGTTTCTAATTCTCCTATATCTCTAACCTCTAATCCCCCATTTTGTAAGCCGCACACATCTGACATTGCTCCTAATTTAATAGCGAATATGTCGTATGCAGTTGTAGATGCAGAGTTAATAGTACAAGTTGCTTTTGGTAGCATTGTATCTTCTACTACTGCAAAAGGTATACCTGCATACATATTAACTGGTCTACCGAATGAATCTTGACCCATTTCTAAATAGTGACCAGAAGCTTGTAATAGATTAAGGATAATTCTTCTTGTAGATTTATTCATGATTAAGTAGTCTGCTCCAAATGGAACTTGGTCTACTAATTTATTTAAATCTGCTAAAGTTAATGCACCTGTAGTTGTATCTGCGATTTGGAACTCTTGAGAAGTAGAAGCAATTCTTTTTCTCATACCATCAAACGACAACGCATCAGAAGAAGTATCCCCTGTTAGGAATGTAGCTGTGTATTTTTCAGCTATAGATTTAGCTTTTAACTCAATCTGAATAGCTTTTTGGTCATTAATGTTTCCTCTAGTTTGAATAATAAATTTATCAATATCGCAATCGCCACCTAGCATCTTAAGTGACTCTGTTTTTTGAGTGAAACTTGCTACAGTTTCTGTATAACCATCATTTATATCTCTGAATCCTACAGAAGGTAAACTTGAAACTTGGTTGTACGCATATGCATTTCCTACTACTTCCATGAAAGGTAATACCTCTAATATCCTTGAACTTCTAACCATTACTTCTATAACACCTCTTTGTAGGGTGTTTTGGGATAGTTTTGCTGATTCAACTAATGTTAATGCCATTATAAATTCCTCCTTAGATTATGTAATTTAATATTTAAAGCGGTGTTTAGCCGCTG